AGACGCGGACGATCTGGGAAAAGGTACAGGACCGCAACGAGGCGCTTGATTGCCGGGTTTATGCTCGCGCAGCGGCCGATGTGATCGGTCTTGGGCGCTTCAACGAGCAGCATTTCGAGCAGTTAAGGCAATCGCTGGGCATCCGAGAGGATGTGCCCAATGTGGTTCCATCCGCTCAGACGCCGGCACAGCCGGTCAACCGTGGCCGGCGCGTCCGGTCGCAAGGCATCTAGGAACCCCTTCATGTCCACCTATGCGACCAAGCTGGCTGCTGTGCAGACGGCCATAGAGACTATTTTGACCTCAGGTCAGGAAGTCCGAATCGGTGACAAGACGTGGAAGGCCGCTGATCTGGGCCAGTTGATGAAACTGGAGGACTACTACACCGCGAAGGCGGCTCGCGAGGGCACCACGCAGGGTGCGCGCGTCCGGTACGCGATCCCAGAATGAAGAATCTTAAGATCCAGCCTACGCGGCTGGACAAGGCCATTGCGGCAGTCGCGCCGGGGTGGGGCGCCTCGCGTCTGCGCGCCCGTGGCCAGATGGAAATGATGGCGCTGGCCGGTTCGTATGTCGGCGCCCGCAAAGATCGGCGCGAGACCGAGAACTGGTCGGTGTCCGGTGGCTCGGCCGATGCCGATCTGCTGTGGGATCTGCCGACGCTGCGCGAGCGGTCGCGCGACCTTGTGCGAAACGCGCCGTTGGCGGCGGGTGCCATCAACACGATGGTCACCAACGTGGTCGGCACTGGCCTGGTGCCGAAAGCGCGCCTTGATCGCGCGGTGCTTGGCCTGACCGACAAGCGGGCCGACGAGTGGGAGACGGCAGCGGAGCGGATATTCCGCCAGTGGGCGTTCAGCCCATACGGCGCGGACATCACCCGCGAGATGAATTTCATGGACCTCCAGCAGCTCGCTGTGCGGTCCCCGGCTGAATCGGGCGACGTGTTCTTTGTGCGCCGGTTTACGGAACAAGACGGCGGCATGCTCGGCTTCCGCTGGCAGGTTGTCGAAGGCGACCGCATCTGCAACCCAAATAACGCGGCAGACAGCGACGTGCTGCGCGGCGGCATCCAGAAGGACAGCCAGGGCCGCGTCACCGCCTACCATATTCTCGACCAGCATCCCGGCGACTACCAGATCGGGCTGGGCAACCGGAACTGGACGACGCTGCCGGCATGGGCTGCGGACGGCACGCGCCAGGTGGCGCACTTGTACCGCATCCTGCGCCCCGGCCAGTCGCGCGGCGTGCCGTTCCTGGCACCCGTGCTGGAATCGTTCAAACAACTGGACGCCTACCGCGAGGCGGAACAGATGGCGGCGGTTGTCGCTGCCATGCTGACCGTTTTTGTCAAAACGCAAGGCTCCGAGGGCTTCGGTGTCTCGTTCCCGTCCGATCCGGCGGTTGCGTCCAACGAACTGAAGCTCGGGCGCGGCGCGATTGTCGATCTTGCGCCCGGCGAAGAGGTCGAAGTCGTCAACCCTGGCCGGCCAAATCAGGCGTTTGACCCGTTTATGAACGCCATTTTGACCCAGATCGGGACGGCGCTTGAGATCCCGCTGGAACTGCTGACTAAGCGGTTCAACAGCAGTTATTCGGCCTCGCGCGCAGCGCTTCTGGAGGCTTGGAAGGCGTTCAGGACGCAGCGGTTCTGGCTTGCACAGAAGCTTTGCGTGCCGTCGTACGAGGCCGTTATCAGCGAGGCTATTGCCCGTGGTTATCTGGACGCGCCGGGCTTCTGGGATGACCCGGCAGTCCGCTACGCATGGTTGGCGCATGACTGGATCGGCCCGGCGCCGGGCAACATTGATCCGCTGAAGGAAGTGCAGGCCGCCCGCGAACGCATTGAGGCAAACCTTTCGACCCACGACAAGGAAACCGCCGAACTGACCGGCGGCGATTGGGGGCGGGACCATCGCCAATTGGCCAAGGAACTGAAACTGATCGAGGCGGACGGCACTGCACCTAAGCCGCGCGCCCAAAGCAACCCCGCACAACCACAGGACATGAATCAATGAAGGTATGGGAAGCCGCTGCGCGGGAGCCGTGGGCGATCACGGAAACTGCGCTGCAGACCATCCTCGAAATCGCAGCGCGTGACCAGAAAGAAGACCTGGAGGCAGTAGCGGCTCGCCTTGGTCGCCCGCTGCAGAACGCGCGCGCTGTGACTGTGCGGGATGGTGTCGCTACCGTCCCTGTGTCAGGGCCAATTTTCCGCTACGCCAACCTGTTCACGCAGATATCCGGCGCAACGTCCATCGAGATGCTGTCCAAGGACTACCAGGCGGCCGTGGATAGCCCGGATGTCAAGGCCATCATCCTGAACATGGATACGCCGGGCGTCCAAGTGACCGGCACGGCTGAGTTTGCAGAAATGGTCTATCAGGCGCGCGGCGCCAAGCCGGTTGTGGCCTATGTCGACGGCATGGCCGCATCGGCAGGATACTGGATCGCCAGCGCGGCCGACAGCATCGTGGTCAGCAAGACCGGTGAGGTGGGATCCATCGGCGTCATCGGCACGGTAATGGACGACAGCCCGAAGGCCGGAAGCGGCACCTACAGGTTCATTTCCAGTCAATCGCCAGACAAGCGCATCGACCCGTCATCCAACGAAGGCGCGGCGAAGATACAGGCCCGCATCGACCAGTTGGCGCAGACGTTCATTGATGACGTTGCGCGCAATCGCGGCGTTTCCGTTGAGGACGTGGCTGCCAAATTTGGCCGCGGATCCGTCGTGATGCCTGGCGATGCCGTTTCGGCCGGAATGGCCGACGAAATCAGCACTTATGAGGAATTGCATCGGCGCCTTGCCGGTCAATCGGGCCATGTGGCCCACACACCCATGGTCAACGCGAAGGAGACACCTGCAATGACCGAAGCGACTGCGGCCGCGCCGGACACCCCGGTTATCACGGCGGCCTATATCATGGAGGCGCACGCCGATATCGCGGCCGCCTTCCGGGCCGAAGGGGCCAAAGCGGAACGCGACCGTCTCGCGGGAATCGACGCCATTACCCTGCCGGGCCTTGAGGCCATCGGTGCGGAATGCAAGGCCAACCCGGAATGCTCCGCGGAAGCCGCCGCAATGAAGATGGCGAAGGCGGCCAAGGAGCCGGGCAACGCCTACCTGGCGGCCATGCGCGGCAATGATGCGGCGCTCCCGGCCATCAAGCCGGCCGTTGAAGCAGTGGATGACGCGGCCCGAGTGGCCAACCTTCCCCTGCGGGACCGGCTGGAAGCCAAGTGGACGGCAGAACCCGACCTCCGTTCGGAGTTCGGCGACGACTTCGAGGCTTTTGTTGCATTCGAGGAAAACAACAGCGCTGGCCGCGTCCGCATCCTGCGCTCCAAGGCTGGAGAATAATCCATGACCACGCTCGCTGTGGATACCCCCCGCACCTATGAACTTGGGGTCGAAAACCATGTCGGCGCAGTTGCGACCGACATCATCTATGAGGGTTCGGCCGTTGGCGATAACGCCTCCGGCTATGCCCGCCCGCTGAACGCTGGAGACAAGTTCCTCGGGTTCTGCCTTGAGCAGTGCGACAACTCGACCGGCGCGGCCGGCGCGAAGAACGTCTGGCTGCGCGTCAAGGGCCAGGTTCAGTTGGCGGTCGGATCTCTGGCCATTACTGACGTTGGCAAGGCGGTGTACGCCTCGGACGATGCGACGTTCACCCTGACCGAGAGCACCAACAGCTATATCGGCACGGTGAAGCGTTTTGTCTCAACCGGGGTTGGCATCGTAGCCTTCGACGCCACGCGCGGCGGCTTCGGCTACATCACGCCGCTGACTGACAGCACCACCGGCACGGCGAGTGACACGCTCGACGACACCACCGCCGGCCAGAAGGATGACATCGCCAGTCTGGCCGCAAAGATCAATTCCATCATCAAGATGCTGAACGACTAGGAGAGCTTCAATGAGCGCCAATAAAGGACTGTCGAGCCGGGCGATCATCGGCTCGTTCTACCGCGCCCTTGCCCAGAATGCCGGGGCGGGGTGGATCGGTGACACCTCAATGCTGTTCAACTCCGACCAGGAGTCGGAAACTTACAAGTGGCTCGGCCAGTCGCCGGTTATGCGTGAGTGGATCGGTGGCCGCAACGCCAAGGGCTTCACCGAGAACGGCATCACCATCGTCAACAAGAAGTACGAGGCCACCTTGGAGGTGCCCGTCGACTGGCTGCGCCGTGACAAGACCGGTCAGTTGATGGTCCGTATCAACGAGATGGCCCGCCGCACCAACGCCCATTACGCCAGCCTGCTTTCCACGCTGATCCTCAACGGCGAAAGCACCGCTTGCTATGATGGGCAGTATTTCTTCGATACCGACCACTCGGAAGGGTCGAGCGGCACTCAGTCGAACGATCTGAGCATCGACATCTCGGCCCTGGCCGCCAGCGTGCACGGCGCTACCACCTACCCGTCGACGGAAGAGGCGGTGCAGTGCATCCAGCAGGCCATCGCCGCCATTGTCGGTTTCAAGGACGACCAGGGCGAACCGATGAACGAGGATGCGTCAAGCTTTCTCGTGATGTGCCCGACGACCTTCGCACCCGTCATGCAGACGGCGGTGTCGGTTGGATTCCTGACCAGCGGCATGAACAATCCGCTGGCTGGTTCGGGCTACTCGGTGCGGGTTGCGGCCAATGCCCGGCTCAATTCGAGCTGGACGGCCAAGTTCGCGGTGTTCCGCACAGACAGCGACGTGAAGCCCTTCATCCGCCAGGAAGAAGAAGGCGTCACCATCTCTGCCATTGCTGAAGGCTCCGAATTGGAGTTCAACGACGATGTGCACCACTACGGCGTCAAGGCCCTCCGTAACGTCGGTTACGGCTACTGGCAGGACGCTTGCCTTGTGACGATGACGTGATGAGCGGCGCGCGGCGTTTCCGGGTTACAGCACCCATGGGTGTCAATATCCCCGAAGGCGTGGTTCTAGCCCTGACCGACGAGCAGGCCGAGCCGCGCGCACGCTACCTCTACAAGGTGGAAGAAAATTATCTTGTCGAGGGTCCAGTCATGTTCAAGGCTGGCGAGGTCATTGGCATTGTCGAGTCGCATCTTTCCAAGATGTTTCTCGGCGATGTCGATGAAGTTAAAGATGGCCCAGATGAAGTGGTTATCTCTGCGGCGGTTGAAGAGGCCCCCACGATCCCGGTGCGCCGGGGCCGCAGGGCGAAATAGGGCGGCCTCCGGGCCGCCCCATTCTCCATGGCATCTCTTCTCCAGATACTCTCCCGGAAGTGGCCGGACTCGGATTTCTTCATCAACGACGACGACTATTCGACGTTGCAGTGGTTTTCCGAGGACGATCAGCCGACCGAGGCGGAAATCCGCGCGCTTTCTGGCGAGGTCGACCTGGAATTCCGTCGTTTTCGGATGAATGTAACCCCGCTGCAGTTCCGCATCGCCCTTGAGGCCGCGGATCTGCTTGACGCTGCCGAGGCCATCGTGGCGGACCCCGAGACCCCTCGGAATGCCCGGCTGGCATGGGAATACGCCATCACTATCGAGCGGGTGAACCCGTTCATCGACCAATTCGCCGCCGTGCTGGGCCTTAGTGCCACGCAGGTTGACGAGATTTTCGAAGCAGCCGCTCAGATTTAACAGGAATCCCGATGCCCGTAGGAACTGGCCTGAATCAGGTCCTTGCGCCTGTGCGCGAGGTCACCAGTCTTGCGCCGACCGGGCCTGACAGCCTGGAGGCCGCGCTGACCGCCGACACGATGGGCGCTGGCGCGATCATCGACTTCGACATCGAGGGCAATATCAACCGCGTCAACATGGGCGACATCAACGTCACCCAGCCTGGCATCCACATTTGAGGAGTGTCCCTGGAGATAGGCCGTGACCAACGCTCAGAAGCATGTCGATGCGCTGCTGGCGCGGTTTGGTGAGCCTCCCTTCGAGATCGCGGCGGTCAGTTGCTCGTGCCTTGAGATGTCCGCTGACGGAAACACGATCATGGCCCGCGTCGAGTGGGGGCCGGGCCATGTCGACCTGTGGGTGGTGCCCGAGCCCGAGGTGCTGGTTCTCGACCCGGCGGGTGACATCGCCGTCGACATGCCGGAGGTGAACGAGGACGGCGAGCCCACCGGCGGAACGGTGACGGTGCGTTTCAGTGAAGACCCGCTGGCGGTCGCGACGGCAGAGCTGGCGTCGTTTCTGAGGGCGGTGCGCGGATGACGGTCACCACGATCCGGCCCGCCAGCACGCAGCGCGATGGGCGTATTCGGTCGGGTAACGCGGTCCTTGCGACAGCGCAGGCCGGGTCGAGCCTAAACATTACGAACACAATTGACCCGCTTATTTCCGGTCAGCAGTTGAGCGGCAGCAATAATCTGCTGTTTGAGACGTTCCTGGGTATTGATTGCTCGTCCATCACCTCGACAGCGACGGCCACGGCGGCATTGGTTGAGGTGACGTTCGGCGGCACGACGGTATCCAACAATTCGGACATGGAGATATGGGCCGGTGATGCCGGCGCGACGGTCGACGCAGCCGATTGGGTCAATCCGACAACGCTTGCCACGCTTTATGGAACGGTTCCGGCTGCGTCCATAACGAGTGGCGCCACGGTTCAGTGCACGTTGAACGCGGCGGGGCTCGCGGCGGTGCAGGCGGCCATAGCGTCGGCGGGATACTTCTCCTGCGTCATTGTCGCAAAGACGACGCGGCTGGGAACGGCGCCGACCGGCGACGAGCGTATCGGCATCCGGTCGTCGGAAAACGCGACAGCGGCCAACCGCCCGGCGCTGATCGTCACATACACGACTTCGTCAACCTATGAGGACAGCGTGTCCGAGACGGTGGCGATCACGGATGCGGTGGTTGGCTCGCTGGTGATTGGTTCGGCGGTGTCGGAAAGCCTCGCGGCATCGGATGCCACGGCGGGGAACCTGATCGTCGGGAGTGCGGTCTCGGAGACGCTATCCGCCACTGATGCTGGCGCGGCCCAGGCGGTGCTTGGCGCTGCGGTATCGGAAGCCCTTGCGACTACAGACACGCAGGCCGGCTCCCTGACGATGGGACTGGCACTGGCGGAAAGCCTTGCGCTGGCCGACACGGCTGCCGGGGGGCTTCAGATCCTCGCGGACCTGACGGAGACGCTTGGTGTTGCTGACGCTGTGGCCCGGTCCCTGACCATTCCGGCGGCGATCGCGGAAGCCATTGCGTTCACCGATGCTGCTGTCTCGCTGGCGGTGTTCAACCGGGGCATTACCGAGGCGCTCGGGCTGACGGACGCGGCAACCGGGGCGCTGGACATTCAGGCGGCGATTGCCGAGGCGCTGGCGGTCACTGACGCATCAACCGGCGTCAAGGTGCTGGCGGCTGCGCTGACCGAGACAATGGCGCTGACCGACACGGTGGCGGTACAGGCGGCGTTTGGCGCTGCCTTGTCCGAACTGGTCAGTCTGACCGATGCGGCGTCACTGACCGCCGTGTACCAGGCGGCGCTCTCGGAAAACATTTCGATTGCCGACTACATGCTCGGCTCCCGCGAGATCACGGCGGCCATCGCCGAGGAATTGGGGATTTCGGACGCTGTAGCGGCGGTCCTGCTGACCGTTGTCATCCTGACCGGGATGCTGCGGATACGTCCGGCGCTGGCCGGCAAGGCGAACACTGATCCGGCGCTGGCCGGCGATACCCACGCGCGTCCGTCGCTTCATGCGGACGTGGAGACCAGGGCACGGGTGGCGGCGACCGCTACCCGGCTGAGAGCGGCGCTGGCCGGCAAGACCAACATCGGAGACTGAGCGAATGAAAATCGCAGGATTGCGCGCGGCCCTTGGCCGTGTGCTTGGCCGGACTCACGACACCTTCCGCCCCCGGATGCACTGGCACATCGAGTGCGTGCGGAATGGCGCGGTCATATGGGTCGAGGATGGGTTCAACCTGATCGTCGACACCGGCATCAACGATGCGCTGGACAAGTGGCTGAAAGGCTCGTCCTACACCGCGGCTTTCTATGTCGGCCTGACCGATGGCACCCCAACGCCCAACGCCGCTGACACGATGTCGAGCCATGCGGGCTGGGCCGAGGTCACCGATTACGATGAATCTATCCGCGAGGCGCTGACGCTTGGGTCCGTCTCGTCCAAGTCGGTCAACAATTCGGCGTCCAAGGCATCGTTTACCATCAACGGCACAGCCACCGTTGGCGGCGCCTTCCTGACTACCGACAGCACCAAGAGCGGCACGAGCGGCACGCTCATTTCGGTGAAGGCATTCACGGCCGGCGACCGCTCCGTCGTTGCTGCTGACGTGCTGAACGTGACCGTCACGGTAACAGGCTCAAGCTCGTAATGTCCGCGACCGACGTTCTCTATATCGACAACACGAATAACGTGTGGATCGACGGCATGAAGAACGACGTGACGGGCGCGTACATCAACAATGCGACCTGCATCATCGTCGAGGTGCTGGACGCGGACGACTCGCAGGTGTCGGGCACGGCCAATATCTCGATGACCTACAAGACATCGAGCGATGGCGACTATTACGGCCCGCTGCCATACACTGTCAGCCTGACGGAGGGCGCGTTTTACACCGTTCGGGTCCGGGCGACGGATTCCGACGACAACCGCGGCGAATGGCGCCGGGTTTGCCGCGCGGTCTACCGGAATCAATGAGCGTCTTCGATGCACCCATGGCGAGCCTTGCCGCAGGCCCGCTTGGCGAAACCGTGACGTGGCGCCCGCGCGTCGGCCAGGCGTTCACCGTCAACGTGATGAAGGTCCAGACCGGCGACATGCAGGTGCTTGACCGCATGGTGGTGCCGGAACTGGTCTATGACTGCCTCGCGGCGGACTTCGACAACGAGCCGCTTGAGCGAGACAAGGTGCTGTTCGGCACGATCGTCCGCGCCGTGAAGTCGGTCGAGCGGGTCAATGACGGGCTGTTCTACCGCTGCGTCATGGAGGCGACCCGTTGACAGTCGCCATCCGCGAACAGGTGGTCCGGGCATTCGCCGCGCTGCTCGATGGGCTGGAAGACCAGCACGGCTACACCATCGTGGTGCACCGTGGCCGTGACGCCATGGTGTCGGAAACGCCCGCCTTGGTCATCGAGGAAGGGCAGGAGACGGCCCGCGAGCCGTCCTATCCGCGCCTTGACCTGACCATGACCATTACTGTCATGGGCTACACCCGCGAGGACGCCGACGAAGGCGACGTGGACAATGCCGGCGCCGACTATGAGGCGGCCAAGACCGACCTCTACGCAAGGACGCTGCAAGCCATCATGGCCGATCGGAACCTCGGTGGGCTGGCCGATGACACTCGCTTTCTGTCCATGACGCCGGAGATTGCCGAAGAGGCGGGCACCCGCGCCGGGACCATCACCCTGATCTTTGAGGTCGATTACTGGACCTCGGACAGCAACCCCTACACCCAAACCCTCGGAGGCTGACCTTGGAACGCCTGACCATGACGGACGGCAAGGTGCCGGCCGACGAAAAACTGCGCCTGACGAATATGTACGGCGCAAAGGAAGCCACCCGGCTGATTGCTGAAGCCGAAGCGGCGGCAGCGCCCGAGAAGCCTGAGCCCAAAAAGGGCAAGGCCGTCCCCACCAACGAAACTGAGGAGTAAACGGCGATGGCCGCACTGCTTTACCGCAAGCAGCTTCTGCTCGCGAAGGTCGAATCTTCGGAAGGCGTCGCGGAATCCCCGACCGGCGCGAGTAACGCCATTTTGGTGGAGAACGTCCGCTGGACCGAGACGCCGAACGTCATCCAGACCAACGAACACCTGTCGACGCTGGACCTGGGCAAGCCCGTCATCGGCGGCATCCGCACTTCGGTGTCATTCTCTGTCTGGGCGCAGGCGCGCTCGGCCGGTGATACGGTGCCGGAAATCGGGCCGCTGCTGCGCGCTTGCGGCTTTGCAGAGACCCAGAGCACCGCGACCGTCCCGAGCGGCGGCGCCGAGGCGCTGGCGGCTGGCGGCTCGACCACCACGGCAGTGCTTGGCGCGACCGCGACGGGCACGGCAGACCTCTACAATGGGATGCCGATTACCTTCACCAGCGCCGTCACGGGCGACTCGTTCATTGCCGACTACACGTCCGGCAAGACGGCAACGCTGACCGACACGATGAGCGGCTCGCTGGTGGCGACATCCAACTACATCATCCCCATCAACGTCGTGTACCGCCCGACCAGTTCGTCCATTCCGTCGCTGACCATGTACCTCTATCGGGACGGCAAACTGTTCAAGGGCCTCGGCGCCCGCGGCAACTTCAGCATGAACTGGACGGCTGGCGGCGGCATTCGCTTCGACTTCACGTTCCAGGCTGTCTGGCAGGCTGCCACCGACACCTCGATGGCGACGCCGACATTCCAGGACGGCACCAAGATCATCTGGCGCGGCGAAAGCGGTTCAACCAGCCGGATGCGCTGGAACCGGATCTTGTGCGCCGCCCGTTCGCTGACCATCGACGCGGGCAACAGCGTGGTCCAGCCGGACGACCCCGAGGCGATCCAGGGCTATGACCCGGCGCTTATCACGATGCGCGAGCCGTCCGGCTCTTTCGACCCGCTGGAGACGCTTGTCGCTACGCGCGACATCTTCAGCGACATGGCCGCCGGCACAGCCCGCATCCTGCACGCAAGGGCCGGTTCATCTGCCGGGGCGCGCATCGCGGTGACATCGGCCAACACGATGGCGACGGCGAACAGCCAAGGCGACGACCGCGACGGCCTGTCGACCGAGGGTGTGAGCTTCCGCTGCACCGGGGCCAACGACGGTTTTTCCATCTGCTTCTGGTAATTGGCCCGACGCCGTAATCGCGCTGGTTTCCTCCACGTTTTCCAGTGCGCCCGGCGGGGCGAGGGTCGGGCCTCGCTCCGCCACCTTTCCCGACAAAGGTGAAACATGATCACTTCCTCCAAGCAGGAGGTGCGGTTTACGCCGCGCGACCTGTGCGACGAGAACGGCAATCCCGAGAAGGGTGCGCCGGTCTATATCATCGAGCCCCCCACGGTTTTCACCCGTTCGGAGTGGAACCGAGCCCTGCTCAACATCGGCGCGCGTCAGGTAAGCAGCACTGACCTTCTTGTCGTGCTGCGGCGCGGCATCCGGGAAATTGTGGCCGAAGATCAGCGCGATGAAATCCTCGCCTTTGTGGCAGATTTCGAAAACTCATCGCAAGGGCTGGATGAACAAATCAAAACGGCCCAGCACCTCATCGAAGAACACGGCGAGGACAGCGAGATTGGTTTGGAGGCGGCAAGGGGCCTCACAGCGGCGCTGGAGCGCCATGAAGACCTCAACGGGCGCATGGAAGACCTTGAGGGCCAGATGCGCGTCAATTATCCGCCCTACGCCCGCAAGCTGGGAGACCAGACGTTCTGGCTGGAGAACGCGCCGATCATCGGGGCGCAGCTTTTCCTGAAGGGCGGCGAGAACACCGTTGTCGAAGTCCGCCGCGAGCGTGGCGTTGTGCCGAAAGAGATCCTGAACGCCCTTCCCCGCAGTCATGTCCGTGAAATCGGCTGGCACGCCGTGCGCTTGATGTTCCCCAATCAGGACGACGCAAAAAACTCCGCGCGGCCTTCCTCATCCGAAAGCAGCCGGAAGCGTTCGGCTCCGGCGAGGAAGGCCCGTGGAGCCTCTGGGGCGAAGAGCTAGACGAAAACCCCGCCCTGACCGTTCCGGGCTGGTGCTTCGATTTACTCAGCGTTTGGTCGATGTGCCGCGGCGAGATGGGGCTTTCCCGGTTGCCGGATGAGGGCGGCGTGAACGACCAGGCCAGCTTTCTCATGGCGGCATTCGGTGTCCTCAATGGCGCCGAGGCAGATTATGACGGCTGGCGGAAGACCGTCAGGGCTGGATGAACGACAGCACCAGCGACACCAATAGGCTGATGCCAACAAGGATAGCGGTCAGGCCGGGGCTGGGGCGCATCAGTGGGCCTCTTCAGCGTCGACCCACACAACCTCGTCGCTGGCGTCAACGGAACACAAGCCAATCATGTCCGCCTCAAGGCCGTAGCTGTTCTTGGCGCTGAACGACCACTTTATCAACCATCCATCGCCTTTCCTGGTCTGGCTGTTGCCGGTCCAGTGGAAGTTGACTGTTGATGGGTGAGACGCCAGCGCCTTGAGCGACTTCTGACAGGCGGTCATTGCCGCT